GGAGGGTGTCCTGATGCCGGGAGGCATCGGGTGCATCAGCGATGGTGTTCTCTGCTAACCGCGAACATCTTGCAGCGCAAGGTTCGCATTGAACCTAATGTTCGTTCCGTAAGGAGTTATCGACTATGTCAGCTTCAGCATTCTCTAGAATCAGGAGAAAATCGGTGCCACTCTATAAGAGTGGAAATTTAACCATGGGTTACTATAACACATGGAACACCAATACGAATTCCTGGGCACCTAACGTACTTAATACGCAGGTGTTTACAGGTTTTAGCAACGTCAAGTTTGATGAGGCTCAGATCACGATGGATAATAAACATCCTGGTCCACCTTATCGTACTGGCGGTGCTTTTCGTACCCTGAAACTAAAGTGGTGCACGCCCTCTTGGGGCGTTTTCGGGAAAGGCTCATACGTCAGAAACGATGGTCTCTGGCGATATGTGGGTGGCTTCGCGCCACCAAAGGATGTTGACTTTCTCGGCAATTCAGATTTTTCTGATCTGAATATTGCCTTGATTCAAAATTCTTCCCATTTTCCCGATATGAGCGGCTGGGGTGACAAGGCTTGGGCTAAGGCCAAGCCTCCATTGGAGCAGGCGGATGGGTTTGTTTTTCTTCGCGAAGCGAAGGACATTCCCCGGATGATGAAGACGACCTCTCAAGGCTTCCATGATATATGGAAGACCATGGGGGGAAATCAGTCATCTCGGATCATGGAGCCTAAAAAGCTCGCTGACCATTTCCTGAACCACCAGTTCGGCTGGAAACCTTTTCTTTCTGACCTGAGGAAATTTGATAATATTATTCAAAATTCCACACAAATTATCAGCAGGTTAGCTGATAATAACGGTCAATGGAAGAGAAGGCGCGTCACCCTTAAGAATGGAACGTCTGAACAGTTGCTGGCCTCTGGAACTGGGGTAAAACTCAGTCCTGGATTAGCCATTGACTATTTCACCGAGACGCCTAGATGGGAGCTTGTCGAGACAATCGACACTCACGTCTATGCTGTCGGTAAGTTCAGATACTACATTCCGGCGTTCGATCGAAACTCGGGCGACTATTTAAAGCCGTGGAATGCCGCTATGCGGGTAATTACCGTAAGCGGACTCCGACCGAGTCCTTCGAACATCTATAAGTCGATTCCCTGGTCGTGGGCTGCCGATTGGATATCTAATATTGGTCAACATGTTGACTATTATTCAGATATTCTAACCGACACCCTCGCCTGCGAGTACTTCTTCGTTATGATGACCATGACCAAAACGCGGCGATTTCGTCAGATTTTGCCGTTTATTGGTGGTCAAAAGGTGTTGGAATTTGATCGAGTAATCGAAACAAAGCAACGCCAAGAAGGAGCTGGTCCTTACGGGTTTAGCGTGACGTGGGATCAATTAACCCCGCGTCAACTTGCGATAACTGCAGCATTGGGCATCTCACGCAAGTGAGAAAGGAAGCCCACTGCAGGTGTCAATCCATCACTTTCCTAGAAAGGAATGGATCCCCTGGAAAGGGTTCAAACCGAGAGTGATATAAACTCCGCATAACTTTGGAGGTCAACCACAATGGCTTTAGCCGATCCACAATCAGTCACAATTAATGCAGTTGCTCAGAGCATGCCTCGCATCGTTACTGGCGATAGGAAATCTACCTATCAAAAGAACGACGGCGTCTGGACTTTTGAAATAAGCCATACGCCGAACAAGGATCGAATTCGATCCATGGTGAAGCTGACTCAGAGAGCAGTGGTCCCCGATCCGTTGACAGCTGTCAACGACTACGAGACCCTGATCACCTACTTGGTTGTCGATCGCCCGCTTGCGGGTTTTTCGATGGTCCAGTTGGAGCAACAAGTAGCCGGCTTTGTAGCCTGGCTAAGCAACGCCAACGTCGACAAAATCTACGGTCAAGAGTCGTAGTAGTGATACTACAGCTCTATGACTACGATTCTTCAACACAGTTTGAAAGGAGAACCATTATGGCAACCCGATCAAAACCAGTTGCCCCGAAAAGGGTCAGCTGGCAGGAACTTCTTCAGAACTTGATACTGGCGCTTGCGCCCGTAGCAATTGAGGCTGCCGTCTCACGACTGCAACCTGCCGACTCCGGGGAAATCCTCGATGTCGACCCAGCAACCGTAAAACCGTTGCCGGCTCCTAAGAAGAAGTAGACGGAGAAATTCCGTTTTCCCTGTTTGATGTGTACGGTCGACGTATACTAAACTGGCGTATGTGCTGATTGCATTAATCAGCGCTTGCGCTGATTAATGGGTGGAGCCTACGTGGCTTGAAGCTTACCCCCAGATTTGGAGGACGCTTGAAAAGCAACGTAAGTGACTATCTAGAGTTGATGGAGCAAATCTATATAGATGCTACCATCAAGTGTACCGCTGATGTCTCTGATTTACGAGACTTGATAACCATCAGGTCCCGGGTCAAACATGAGGGGATATCGTTCTTAACGATAACCCTCCCTCGGTTTTGTCAGGACTTTGAGAAAAGTCTTGCCAGCCGTTGTATTGACTCTACATCTTTCCGGGGTTTTCCCCGGGTTAAGGATGGATCAATCCCTGCGTTTTTGCAAGGTATGATCAGTCAGGTGTTTGACCGAGAGACAGGAAGGATAATTGACGATGAGTATCACCCCCAAATTGGAGATGATTCAAGCGATATTCCTACTTGTATTGAATCTGTACGGCAGTTATGCCTTACATTCAAAAAGGTGGAACTTGACTGTACCCCTGAAAGGGTCCAGGCGGCGCTTGATAACTTCGTCGCGATTGAGCAATCTCTCGAGACGTTTTCCGTTCCAAACGAAGAATCATCCAAGTTTTTGGCTGTTTCTTCTGTGCTCTGGGACAGTCTGGTTGCTGATTTTCAGCTTTCAGAATGTTTTCCGAAGCACGGTCCTGGAGCTACTTCCGAACGAGTTTCTGGAAATCAGAAATTTCGTTGGAAAGAGTGGAACGATAGACTTGAGCCTTATTTCCCTATTATCGATAATGGTTACCCTTTGGGTACCCCTGTTGATTCTAAGGAGCTCAAAATGGTTACTATCGTTCCAGAATCAGATGAACGCCCTGTTAGGGTGGTCACTGTTCCGAAAACGCTCAAGAGTCCCCGAGTAATTGCTATTGAACCCAGTTGCATGCAATTCGTGCAGCAAGGGATTCGAGATTACTTATATAGTCGTCTCGAATCATATTGGTTAACGGCTGGTCACATTAACTTCCGTGACCAGACCATTAACCAAAGGTTAGCAATTAGTGGTTCGACCACGGGTCGATTAGCAACGATCGATCTGTCAGATGCTAGTGATCGTGTTCCACGCTCACTTGCTCTGGAAATGTTTCGTTCAAATCCCGATTTGAGGGATGCGATCGACGCGTGTCGGTCTACCAAGGCGGAACTTCCGGATGGGAGAATAATATCTCCCCTCTACAAGTTCGCGTCTATGGGTAGTGCTCTGTGTTTCCCTATTGAGGCAATGTACTTCTACACAATTTGTGTAGTTGCCTCTCTCGAGAAGCATAACCTTCCTGCAATTCCTAGTAACATCTTTAAGGTTACCAGGGAGTTGTACGTCTACGGGGACGACATCGTCGTCCCGACAGACGAGGCGGATTCTGTTCTCGCTCACCTGCTAAAGTACAATTGCAAGGTGAACCCAAACAAGTCTTTCGTGAGCGGAAGCTTCCGAGAGTCATGTGGGATTGACGCGTATGCGGGATATGAGGTAACACCTACATATCTTCGACAGCCACGTCCTGAGAACAGGCAACAAGCTGATAGAATCGTCTCATGGATAGCCACAGCTAATCTCTTCTACTTGAAGGGTTACTGGCGGACTACTCAGTTCATGTTTAATACACTTGAACGACTCATCGGGCCTTTGCCCTATGTGTCTGAAACGAGCCCAGCTTTGGGTCGTATCTCATTCTTGGGTTACGAGTCCATCGGAAGATGGAATCGTGATCTCCAGCGCAACGAAATATTTGCTCTGGTTCCAAGACCTGTTTATCGTACTGATAAACTGGAAGGATACGGCGCCCTAATGAAGTGCTTCTTGGGTTTAATCAGTCGTTCCGAAAAGGAAACGGCTGACGCTCAGGAACGCTCTGAGTTAGAGCGATCTGCACTGCACGGCGCAGTAGCACTAAAACGCCGTTGGGTGCCCACACATTAGTGGGCATGGAGGTAATCCTCCGAGGGGGCAGGTGCAATACCCGAAAGGGGACAGCACGCAGTGCATGCC